GAAGGGGCCGTCGTCGGCCACATGATAGGCGTAGTCTTTCCCGATAGGTCAAGCATGTGGGCGTACATACTAATGGCATCTTCCACGAAACCCGGCATTCCCCCGGGATAGGTAGGGCCAAAAAACCGAACGGCAGTAACTGTTTTTTCGGCCACCCTACTGACGGGGAATCGTACTTTATTGGTTTCTCCGAGGGGTCTACGGCCCCCTTTTGAGTGATAGTCCCGAGACCCAACGCAAACGACGGGCGATTTTTCGCCCTCGTCTTGTTGGGTGGACAGCGTGGTGTATAAACGAGTTAACTGTCAAAAACAACCTCAGCATGGCAATTAATCCTAAAGTTGGCGATCTGTCAGCAATGGCCAAAGAGATCGAAAAGGTGATGAAAAAGCACCTGAAAACCAAAGAGCGGCCCGGCATCTGTCTGGCGTTTACTTGTGAGCATACGAATTACGAGGAGGTGCATTTTGTGCTCAATGTGAGCCGTCCCGAAGCGGTGGGCATTTTCCGAAAAACGGCTGATAAACTTGTAATGAAATCAAATTAACCTCGAAATAAACCACATACATTATGCCACAGGATAAGCCAATAAGTTCAGTCGCTGACCTGATTGCCAGTAACGCGATAAATAGCGTTGTTGAAATGGATACCTATAAGGCCGAACTAAGAAACCATTTAGCGCTTTTTATTGGCGATGAGGATGCGCAGGCTGTAGTTCGTTTGTGGGTTGAGTTGCAGCCTAAGTTTTGGTATCCTCGCAAGGTAGCAGAGGCATTAAAGGTTGCAGCGCAAGGCGGAGCGCCCGCCAAACAGCTACTTGTTGGCTTGCTCGATATTGTATCAGACGAACCCCTTTCAAGTTAACCATGCACCCCATCAAACCAACCAGTTTAGAAGTCAGCCAGACCATTGCCTATATTCGGCAGACGCTGGCCAAAGAGGCCATCAATAAACCCATTAACCGGGCTATAAAAGAGGGTTACACAGAGGCTGTCGACATTCTGATCGAAGGCCGGGAACGCTACGAAGATATTAATGAGCTGAGCACGAAACAGGGCAGGGCCATTGCCATTATGGCAATCGATTACAACCGTGGAGAGGTGACGCAGAAAGCTATGGTAGGCATCGGGCTGAAATGATTACCTCCTGAACTGACTCAATTGCGGCACGTTCAGATTATCGCTCATGAAAAACGGCAGGCTCTTGCTATTTAAGAGCCTGTTTTTGTTTTCGCTAATCCAGTTTGTAAAGCCTGGGTGCACATCCGTAATTTTATTGGTGGAGTTAAATGTTGAGGTGTCTTCACCATTTAAAACCATCTCGGTCAGTTTCTGTAGCTCCTCGGCCGTGGCCAGAATAGAAATCACCCGGCATCGGCACTGCTGGTGCCAGCCGGTGAACTTGAACGTTTTTGGATAGGCGCCTTTGAGCGATTCGCAGACATCACAATCGGTTTTGTTGTTGCTGCGCTTTACCTCAAAACCCACAATAAAGTCCAGTTGCTGATAGCGGTTAAAATCAGCCGTACGGTAGGCGCTGTTTATCTCTGTTCTCGTAAGCCGCAACGCATTTTTATAGCTACTCCGATACACGCCCTGCCCAGGCTTATACACCCCAGCGGCTTTTGATAACTGTAAATTACCCCGAGTATCCCGAACCCGGCGAAACAGCCGGTCGGGTTCCGCCAGTGAACTCCGCACATCACGGCTTAACGCGGCCGCTGATTTACCCGAGGCAATGCCCACGTCTAAGGCCAGTTCCAGTTCGGTTTTTAGCTGCCCGCTGTAGGTCCATATCCGGTCGGACAAACCCAGCCCGCCCACCTTTCGGCTTTGAAACGCGGCTAAGGCTTCTAGGTTCCTGGAATTATAGGCGCTGAGGGTCAGGGCTGGTAGTGGCACGCCCGCAAATAACGACTGCACCAAAGCATCATTCTTCAGGTTGGAAAGCTCCCAGGCTGAGGTGGTGCCGCTGGCGATGAGTATGGTTGTGTTACTCACCAGATCGACCAATAGTTTATTCATGCGATTGGCCGTCTGGGGGTAGTCATCAAAGCGAAACGGCACGGCCGGATCGATCACGCCCGCACTGCCCGCAATGCGCACCGCTTCGGCCGTAGCGGCTTGATACAGCAGTTCGATCTGGCGGGCATAGGCGTCAATGCGGTCATTATGGCGCTTTTCCCAGTCAATTGGTTTGGTCATGTTCTAAAGGTTACGAATCCGTTAGGTTTAAACCCCTCGAAATCGAGAGGTTTAGAATTACATCGCTGGTGGCGCAATGTTGAGGGTGTTTCTCACTTGCTCCTCATCCTGAATCTGCTGGTATTCGCCCTCTACATCCTCGACCAGACCTGCATGGGCAACGGCCGTTTTCTGGCTGATGATCGGCTTTCCGCCATTGGCAGACATCAGATTATCGATTAGCGTGCTCATGTCATCCATCATGTAGGGCACGATCTGGGGCACGATTTCGAGCTTATCAGCAGGCTTTTTAAGGGTGGCCACGCTCATAGTGCCGACGAACGTTTTAACGATGTTCAGACGGCGCTGGGGGTACGCATCGAATACCTCACGTTTATCCTGTACTTTCAGGTGGGCATCCATGAACAGCATCTTTAGGGCCGTGCCGGAAATATCTTTGAGTCCCTTGGTTGAATCGAAACTAACGTCGGGTGTCTGGGTAAAGGAATAGATGAACCGCAGCAGGGTCTCGACCTCCAGTCTGACCGATTCGGGCGCATGATCCCAGCTGAGGTATTTGGCCGTGGCTCCTTTTTCGCCCTGAATCAGTGCGCCCTGTTCGCCTTTTTTGGTAAAACCAACAATTTCGCCCTCTACAAAGATTTTCGGTGATGCGTGGTAGTCGTTGGTGTCGGCAAAGTTTGAGAGCAGGGTTTCGAGCCGCTCGATACACCACTGCACATCGTGCCATTCTACCTCATCCTGACGGCCGTACACAATGGGTATTTTGCCGATTGATGTCATTGCCGGGGTCTTGACTACCTCCCACTGCCCGCCTTTCTTTTTCCAGATGGCGATCTCCTCATCGGTGTAGGTTTCGAAGTATTCGACCTCGACGGCCTTGCCATCCTCAATATCAAAGCGCTTGAATGCCCGGCTGAACGCGATCATATCACCGGTGGCATCAAAGAGCGGAAACAGTTCATCGCCACGCCAGGGAGAAAAGGCCTGCACGCGCAGTTTTTTCTTTGTCGGAAAACCGTAGTTTTCGTGCGGCTCATCGGCATCAACCGTAAACCAGCATTCAGCCGTTTCGGTGGTGCGAGCCAGTTCACGGGCAATGCCGCGATTGAACGAGTCGATCTTGTTATCAGCCAGGATTCGTTTCACGGCTCCCAGTACGGTTTTCTCCTGATCGGTTTCGGGCGTGCAGAGCAGGTTCACCGGATTGCCGAATGTAAAGGCCACCGTACTGCCCACAATGCGCTTTTGCAGGGGGAACGCCAGCCGGTTTACCTTTTCCAGTCGCTCCACCTGCCCGTCATCGCCTTTGATCTGCTTATCGGGCCGTTTGCTGGTGTCGAGCGATTCGTGGCCGCTGGGGTTAAACTGCTTTTTGTAGTCGGCAATCTGCGACTTTGCCTCTTTGGTCACCGTGGAGGCTGCCCCTTTAAGGGAGGTAACAATGAGGTTAATGTCGGTGGCGTTGTTGGTGATCTCGCTGATTTTCATCGGCCGAACAGGTTAGAAAGTTTATCAGCGGATTTAGCCACTGAGTCTAAATGATAATTCACAGCGTAGACCAGCAGGTCTACGTACTCGTCATGCACTTTGTTGGGAAACCCGCATACCTCATCTACGAACTCCTCATTCCACGGCCCTCGCACCAGATACACCCGGCCCGCTTCGACTTTGGGCGCTGCGGCACTGAGCCGGGTCTTTTTGTCATCTTTGGGCGTTGGCGTTTCGACCACGTTCAGATTGGTGTCGCGCTTCATTGTCTGCACCACCGATTTGCCCGAGGCCTTTGGTTCGATGCGTACCGATGAGCTGGGTCCGTAGCCGCTGGCTTTGACCCAGATGGGCAGTGATTTAATCAGTTCCGGAAATTCTTCATACACCTTTTTACCCGCCGTGATGTAGAGGTCATTCCCGATCTTACAGGTCGCCAGAAAGCCGCTGGGGTCGTTGTCTTCAGAGTTCTCGGTGTAAGCCGTATCGCCAAAGAACACGATGGGTTCATGCTTGCGCATCGCCCCAAACGTGTAGGCGTCGACGTAGCCAAACCACGCGTTTTTGATAATGTTGCCCCCGTCGGCCGTTGGTGACTGATCGAACTGGTTGGCGTAGCCCTTTGAGCCCAGGTCAGTGCGGGCTTCGGCCAACACTTTCCGGTTTAATCGGCTCGGGTCCAGTAATCCATCGACGTAGTTTTTGGCCGCTGTGGCCGGTTTCACGGCATCCGATAACTCCGCAGGCAAACAGATATGAAAGATCCCTTCCGACTTCTTTTTAAGCATATAGCCCGTCGGATCGTCTTCGTGCAGCCGCTGCATCATGGTTACTATTGGCGTATTCTCTTTGTCGACCTTCCGGCTAGCCAGCGTCTTTGTGTGTTCATTGGCCGCTTTTCGATCTGCATCCGATGCAGCCTGTGCCGGATTAAGGGGATCGTCATTGATGATGAGGTGTGCGTGCTTGCCCGTAATGGTGCCGCCAGTTGACGTAGTGTAGCGGGCGCCTGTGTCTGTATTTTCATAGCTTGACTTAGCGCCCTTATCTTTTCTAATAACGACTTCGGGGAATAGTCGACGGAATCTGTCTGACGTAAGAATATCACGTGATTTTGTCGCATGTTCGATACTAAGATCCATTGAATACGAGTTACTAATGATCCGTAACGTCCTATCCTGTGTCCAGAGCCACGCCGGAAACATGATCGATACAATCGTGCTTTTCGTGGTGCCCGGCGGAATATTGATAATGATGTCATATAATTTGGCTTGTCGGGCAACGATGCACACCGATAGTTTTTGTAACTCGTTGCATAAAAACGGAATGTGCCAGTTATAAACTGGCTTTTCTTTGATGACTACATCCCAAAACGACTGCACGAACTCGAAGAATGATGCCTGACAGGCTTCACGCTCGATCTGTGTCAGTAGCGACATTGTGCCGGTCGGTATGGAAATGAAGTTGCTCATTTGATCGCTGTTCTTGCTACTGCTAACAGGGCAGCCCGTTGCTCATCGGTTAAATTGGATGTGTCTACGCTGACAAATTCCCCACTGTGTTCGTGCTTTTGCACCAGCTTGCCATTCATTTGAAGAATGTCACGCAGAGCCGCTGAGGCATCGTACATTTCAATGCTGGGCAGGCCATCATTGCTAAACGAAAGCTTTTTGATTCTGCCCTGTTCTTTAGCTTTTGATAGGCCTACCAAATCGACCGTTACCTCGTAATCATAATATGACTCACCTGGCACGTCTCGGTAAGCCTTAGGGTTTAGCTCCAACTCCAGCGCGTATCGAATACCTTTTAATTCCAGCTTTCGCTGATTCTCG